CAGCACTATGTAATCATTACTCGTTCGGGTATTGATAAAATACAAGCAAAGGAAAAGATTAGCATACACTACGATGTAGTAAATTGTGAATCTCATTTCTGTGTGGTCAAAGCAAACGCTAAAGCTGGGGACACAGACATTCAAACGTTCGGCTCGGCACTTAAAGGCTCTACACATCGTGACGGAAACTGCAACACGTGGTACGTTATGGAGATGGCTGAGAAACGTGCGATGAGTCGTGCTGTGCTAAAGCTTACAGGATTCTATGAACTCGGTGTGTTTGGTGAAGATGAGAGCGAAGACTTCAAAAAAGGCGGTGCATCATGGCAGAAGTAAATATCAAAGACGCTATAAAGCGATTGCAATCTGATGAAGAATACTATGGAGAGTTTGGCTCTCAGTTTCTTCACAATAGCGACATCTATACATTCTTGAACAACCCGCAGGACTACGGCACACCAAAAACCGATACCGTTCCAATGATGTTCGGTCGTGCCTTCCATGAGCAGGTGTTATTCAATAACTGTAATCAAGAGTATGTCGATGCTTCCACAAGAAACACTAAGATATACAAACAAGAACTCGAAGACAGCGGAGTTGATTTGATTCTATTGAAAAAGGAATACGAGGATATAAAGCTGTTAAAGGAAAAAACCATATCGCACGTAATAGTTAGCGAGGTCTTGTCAAGCACTGGTATTAAGAAAGAGATACCAAGCCTTGGTCAACTTACCGATAGCGGTATTCTATGGGCTTGTAAAGCGGACATAATTACAAAAGACTACGTGTACGACCTTAAGACAACATCAAGCCTTAGTGGTTTTAAAAAGAGTGCACGGATATATAACTATGACAGCCAAGCATATATATACTCTACACTATTTCAGAAACCCATGCGATTCATTGTTGCTGAAAAAGGAACAGGTGCAATAGGGTTGTTTGATACAAGCGACGAAGCATATAATCGTGGCAGAGAAAAGGTCTTAGAGACCGAAGCACTGTACAAGAAATACTTTTTGTACAACGAGGATGATATTTCAAACTACTACAGGTATGATGAAATATAGTCCCGAAGGAAGAATGCACTCAGCCATCGGCTGGAGTGTTGCAACAATAATATTATTAATCTTATTTAATTAATCATGTCATCATTAATCAAGGCATCAATCAAGACGTCAGAACTTAAAAAAATCGACGCAAACAAAATCGTTAAAGGGGAGAAAGATAACTATATCCCAATCACTATTTCAGTAGACGATGAATCTAGGTACGGTCAGAATGTTTCAATATACATTGAGCAAACCAAAGAAGAGCGAGAGGCTAAGAACCCTCGTCAGTACATCGCCAACGGCTCAGTAATTTGGACTGACGGAAAGATAGTTAAAGGTCAACGTGAAGACAATAATGGAGGTGGCGCAAAAAGTCAACCAGCCCCTAGTCTTGGCGGTGGACTTGACGACCTACCATTTTAATCATTACCCCGAAAGCCATAAGGTTAGTAGGGGTAATTTAAATTCTAAACAATGAAAGCAAACGTAATAGAATCAATCGCTAAGGCCGTTGCTGATTACTATGGCATGGAATCATCAATGCTATTCCAAAACACCAGGAGAAGGGATGTAACTGACAAACGAGCTATATTTCACTTCCTTTGCCACAAGCACACTGACCTCAGCCTACAAGAAATTGGCAGGTTCGCAGAAAACTACAACAGGACAGCTTATAATCACGCTACGATTATTCACAATATAAAAAAGTCCCGTAATCTTATGAAGGTCGATAAACGATTCGCAATTGACCTTCTGCACCTTGATGCCTATGTAACCAAAAACATAATAGTCAAAAAGGAAAAAGAGATAATCATAAACAAGAATATTCAGATGATGCTTGAGCGTTGGTTTGAGCATGAAAGCCGTGAATACCTTGATTGTTTGTCATCTATCGCTGAGATAATGCACAAGGAGGATAATTTAAATAATATTAAATCTTGGATTGATTCATATGAAGGGGTTCATCAAGCTACATAGGCAGATTATGGAGTGGGAGTGGTATCAAGACGCTAACACTAAGGCGGTCTTTATACACTTACTTCTCAACGCGTGTTATGATGAATGTAGATTCATGGGTCAATCGGTAGAGAGGGGTCAGTATATGACTTCTTTATCACGTCTTGCAAGAGATTTAAATCTAAGTGTAAGACAAGTGAGAACTGCGCTAACTCGATTAGAAAAGACAGGAGAAATCGACACGCAAGCGACAAACAAGAGTACGCTTGTAACTATCTCAAACTATGGTAGTTATCAGATTGACGAGTCCTCTTCTAAGAAGAAAAAGACACGCAAGCGACAAGCTGTCGACACGCAAGCGACAGATATAAATAAGAAAGAAAGAAAGGAAGAAGAAAAGAATAATAATACTTTCTATGAAAAGGTTAGAATAGAGAGTATATGGATTACCCAGGTAGCCATGCAGTATCACACTAAGATACCAAAGGTCTTGAATGCGTTAGAACGGTTTCACAATCACCTAAACATAACACAAGACAACAAACGCACAGCAAGGGATTTTAAAACGCATTTTGTAAATTGGATAAAATACAATCTTGAAGATGCAAATCAGTCTCTCGGCACTTACCAATGGAAGTGGAAGGGACAAGCAATGAAAACAGGAAACAAAGAGGAATACGAACGAGACAAAGCCGCTTTTGATAAGCCTGGTTTTGACTTTCAAACGCTAATTTAATGGAGATAAATGGATTTGAGGTAGATGAGTTTAACGTCTACAATATCGACACTAAGGCAAAATTATCTACATGCCCAAAGTGTTCTCACACTCGAAAGAAAAAGACTCAGAAGTGCCTCATGCTCGATTGGGAACGTGGGCTTGGTACTTGTCAGCACTGTGGAGATGTAGTGCAATTACATACTTATAAAAAAGCATCGACGGGTGTGTCGTATGCAATGCCCCCTAAAAAGGAACACAAGAAGGTCTTGTCACAAGTAGAGGAGTATTTTCAAAAACGAGGTATATCAAGTGATACATTAGATGCCTTTGGTGTAACAAACGGCAAGGAGTTTATGCCTCAAGTGGGGCAAGAGGTCAGTGTCATTATGTTCAATTATTACATCGGGCAAGAGGTAATTAACATCAAGTATCGTGATGCTCGTAAGAATTTTAAAATGTACAAAGGCGCACAGAAAACCTTTTACAATATAAATTCAATTGCGAGTAAAGACACCTGTGTAATAGTAGAAGGTGAGGTTGATGCTATGTCTTTTCATGAGTCTGGTGTTACCAATGTAGTCAGTGTTCCAAACGGATTCAATGCTACGGGTCAAATAAACTTAGACTACCTAACTGATTTCTATCATTACTTTGAAGACAAAGAACGCATATACCTTGCCGTAGACAACGATGAGGCTGGAGAAAACGGTCAGAAAGAATTAATTCGAAGATTTGGCTCAGACAAGGTGTATCTATGTGACCTTAAAGACTGTAAAGACGCTAATGATTATTTAATTAAATACGGTAAAGAAGCCTTAGCTCAAGTCATTACCACCGCATCGCCCTGTCCAATTGACAACGTCATACGCGTTTCAGACATGGAGTCACAGTTGGATGATTTCTATAAGAATGGTATTCAAAACGGATATAAAATTGGCATAACAGACTTTGATAATATATTCTCAACCTACACCAAGCAGTTTATTGTTGTCACAGGATTCCCCTCAAGCGGTAAAAGTGATTGGGTAGACCAAATGACTATCGGATACAATATGATGTATGGTTGGAAGACAGCATACGCTTCAGTAGAGAACTTCCCGCAATACCTACATGTAGACAAATTGATACGAAAGCTCTATGGTAAGACACCTAAGTACGATGAGACTAAAAAAGAACATTGGAGAAAGTGTGTGAACCACATAGACCAAAATTTCTTCTTCATGGACTTCGAGGATGGCTACGATTTAGATAAAGTGTTGGCTAAAGGCGAAGAGCTGGTAAAGAGAATGGGTATCAGGTGTCTAGTGATAGACCCTTACAATAAAGTTAAAGACAAGGAGAACATCAATCTCTCTATCAATGACTACACGAATCAATACCTAAATAAAATCGATAATTTTTGTAAGAAAAACGATGTTCTTGTTGTGCTTATCGCTCACCCTACAAAGCCCCAAAACGACAAGGGTAAACTACTTGAGCCAACTTTCTATGATGTAAAAGGTGGTGGTGAGTTCTATGATATGTCACCTCACGGTATACTTGTGCATAGAGATTATGAGATGGGCACTGTAAAGCTCAAGGTTCTTAAGGTTAAATTCTCTAATCTAGGTGAAAATCAAGCGCACACCCACTTCTATTACAATGTAAACAATGGTAGGTATACCGCTATAGAAGCAGGTCAGCCTAAATGGGACAATGAGAATTGGATTTCCACTGAAGAAAATCCATACACACAAACAAAGATTCTTGAAAGTGAATTCGCTAATTTAAACGACGCATTCTAATGAGCTTAATACGAAACCACAGAGAGGTAGTTAAATCTATTGATTTCACAGGTGTACAAAACGGAAAGATACATCCGACAGACATAGATTGCGTTTTAGAGTTTGACAATGACATACTCATTCTAATAGAAACGAAGAAAATAGGTAACGAGATACCTTGGGGACAAAGAATACTATTAGAGAGATTGATAGATAGCTGGCATACAAACCATGGAATAGCCCTTAAAGTCGAGTATACTGATGAGGAAATAGGAGCTGTGAGCATAAAGCTTGACAGATGTTTGGTAACCAGCTATTACATCAACAGGAAATGGCACGACACCTCAGCTCCGATTAAAATGGTTGAGTTCATAAATAAATTAGGTGAAAAATGGGATAATGAAAAATGTAAATTCTGATTACATGAGCTTTATTGACGCTACAAGAATATGCTTTAAAGAAAAGGTATTCATTTATAGAGTGCCTGTATCCAATGACTCCATGAAAATAGAGATTGATTACAAAGGCAAAAAAAAATTAGGTACGGAGATATATAAATGGAATACCGACCAAAATAAAATGGATGAGAAGATAAAAGAGCTGTATGAGACCATTGCAAAACAAATACAAAATAGATAACAAGGAGTACGTGTACGACCCGCTAATGCTGAGGTTTCATTACAACACGTTCACAATCATGTGTGACGAAGAGTTCCTGGAAAACTTACCTAAGATTCTTCATTTTTCTTGTTTCATGAGTTTTGTTTTAAAGCTAAACCATATTGAAACACTATCTGACAAGGGAATAATACACGAACTCGTTCATCTATCAAGTAAAGGAACAAGGCAGTTTTCTGAAATAAAAAAGGTCAGAGATAAATTTGATGATTTATTTGGTAATATACCAGATAAGTTCGATATTGATGCTAAATATCCAATAAATAGTGGACAAGAAAACATCTAATGTGCTTGAGTTCAATAAGTCCTTCGGTCTTATAACCAACAACAAGCCATCATTAATAGACGAAACAGAGTTTACTTTACGTCATAAACTGATGACCGAGGAACTCTCGGAATATATCGAGGCGTGTGAAAACGAAGACTTAATAGAGGTGTGCGATGCAATCGTAGACCTCTTATACGTTTTAAACGGTATGGTGGTTGCCCATGGCATTCAGCATATAGTTGAGGGTATGTACAATGAAGTACATCGTTCTAACATGAGTAAGCTGGAAAACGGTAAACCATTGTACAGAAGCGACGGTAAAGTCATGAAAGGCTCGGAGTACTTCAGACCCAATTTAATCAAATACATAAATGAATAACGTTACTGAATTCATAGACGAAGTAATGTCTTCGTCAAGCACGAACAAACAAAAGAAAAACAAATTGCTAGAATACGATAGTAAGATGTACTGTTATCTAGGCATTGACTCTACAAAACAAGAGAAAGAAAACGCCAAGAAAAAATCACGTGCCATCTATCGCGCTATAGCAAAGTTCGACCCATTACTTGGGAAGAATTTTTTATGGTACTTAGATTAAATGTCCTCAGAAAGCCGTCTCAATTTTTTAATCAATTCATTTGATGATATACATCAAAAGCTCAATGACGCTTTTGAAGAAATTGCTGACGGTGATTTTGAAGATGGACAAAACACTCTAAACTCTGTGATTTATGATGTTCGTGAAATCAAGAAGATTATGCGACCATGAATAAAAAAAGGGTAAGAATATCTGCAGAAGAAGCAACATACATGAGTATTGAGGTTGCTCACTTAAAACCAACGCCAAACACATCAGTTCCATACCGAACATACCTCAACGAAGAGCAACTAAAAGAATTAAGCGAATTTAGACATCGCGGTTTAGCTACTCACGCTAAAAACAGAGGCATTGATTTTGACTCGGTAATAGAATACTGGGATAAGACAAAAGAATACTCAGTAAGAGTTAGACCCGAGGTTGTACAAGTCAAAAGTATAGCAGACGATTTGTTTGAAGAGATGAAAGAGTATGCTCCAGTGTACCCTGTCATTTACAGAATACAACCAAAAGAACCACACCTACTCGTAATAGACCCAGCAGATGTTCATATTGGAAAGCTAGCGACCTCATTTGAAAGCGGAGAAGATTACAACTCAGAAATTGCAGTTAAAAGAGTGCTTGAGGGTGTTCAAGGTATACTTAACAAATCGGCAGGTTGGTCTATTGATAAAATAGCACTCATCATAGGTAACGATATCCTTCACATAGACACGCCAAATAGAACAACAACTTCCGGGACACCTCAAGACACAGATGGAATGTGGTATGAAAACTTCCTGAAGGCAAAGAAACTCTATGTCGACGTGATTGAGATGCTTGTAACGATAGCTGATGTACACGTAATGTACAATCCATCTAACCACGATTACACAAATGGTTTTTTTCTTGCAGACGTAATTAAAACCTGGTTTAATAACAACGAAAACATCACGTTTGACACATCGATATCACACCGCAAGTACATGCTCTACGGTCACAACCTTATAGGAACTACACATGGTGACGGAGCCAAGGCAAACGACCTTCCATTACTAATGGCTGTAGAGGCTAAAAACGAATGGTCTTTATCTAAACACAGGTATCTCTACACTCATCACGTACACCACAAGTCATCTAAAGACTATATAGGGGTCACTGTTGAATCATTACGCAGCCCAAGTGGTACAGACTCATGGCATCATAGAAAAGGCTATCAGCACGCCCCTAAGGCTGTAGAGGGTTTTATTCATCATCCTATACACGGTCAAGTATGTAGGTTAACACATTTATTCTAATGTTTATATTTACATTACGTTGGCCTCACGAGGGTATGGTACTAGGATATGAAGTTTTCTATCCCACTAAAAAAGAAAACTACTACACAGTTAGAATTCACTTAGTATTATTTTCTATAGCATATGAGTGGGGTGAAGACTATAATCCGTATATTTGATGTATAGCACGTATTTCCTACTTGCAATTTGTTTTCATTGTAAAAACCCTCGGTAATTTACTGGGGGTTTTTCTTTAAATTTGAATATGAAGCCAAGCAAAAAGATATTCGTGAACAGAGAGCCAAACGATGACGACTTGGAAGTAATCAAAGAACTCATCAAGACTCACGACATAAAGCAGTACGTACCAGATTCGTATGTATACATACAGATAAATGAGGGTGAGACCGTAGAGGTGTTGAGGTTTCCAGATGGAGCGGTTCATAAGACCATGAAGGAATACAAGCTCCAAGCAAAGCAAGCAGTTCAGTTTATATTTCACGAGATTGAAATAGAACAGTCAATCAAAGAGCTTCAATATTGGTCAAGTATAAATGAATACAAGAAGTATATTCCAGTAATAGCTGAAGCGAAAATGAAAAGCGGAATGGAAAAGGTCTATGCTGACTTTGCTAT